TAAATTTAAGATGAATAACAAAGCCAGAAAAATATTTAATAAAAGGTATACAGAATCTGGTAGAAAAAGTTTAGTTAATAAAAAGTATTCACAAACAGCTAAAGGTAAATTATTAAAAGCACATAATTGTGCAATGCGACACGCTAGAAAAATAAGAGCAATACCTAAATGGGTAGGCAAAAAAGAATTAGAACAAATAAAATCTATATATAGAAGTAGAAAAAAAGGTTATCATGTAGATCATATAATACCATTAAAAGGTGATAATGTATGTGGACTTCATGTACCTAATAATCTAAGAGTAATAAAAGCTAGAGATAATATATTAAAAGGTAATAGATTAATTGAAAGTTTATTATAATTATGATAACAAAGATACGACAGATAAGTCTTAAATTGGCAAAGGTCAGCGAGTATATGATAATACTAAAGACTAAGTATTTAGATAAACCAGAAATGTATTCAGACTTACATAAGTTAGATAGAAAAATACAAGAGATATACAGTCTAATTGACAATAATAAATAGTTGTGCTATAACATAGGTACTCAACAAGGAGTACATATATGTTAAAAGATGATGATATAGTTCCATCAGAAACTGTCTTCAATAAAAACTATGATGATAGCCATGAATGGAAATACTATAGAATAGCTAGAAAGTGGGCATCTAAAAAACAATATGCTTATGAGCATAGAGAGGAGTTCACCAAAGAAGATGGCTCATTTGACCACTTTAGTCATATGCAATACTTAAAGTATTGTTCTCGAAAAGAACGAGATGCTTTAAATAAATATGATACTGATGTCTGTTCTATGGAAAAACATGTAGAAGTTATACCTACGGATAATATTGTAGGTGGTAACTAATTGACACATATAATCTAATGTGTTATAACTAAAGGGTAGTCAGCGAGAGTTGGCTACCCTTTTTTGTTTGTAGATGTGACTCAATGAGAATCAAATAATCAAGGGGGGGTTGTAGTGATGTGACTTCTTAAATCGTATACGATCTTACAACCCCCGAATATCAATCAATCAACAATAAGGAAATAGTATGGATACATTACATATAACAAAGCCAGAACTTCATGTCTTTATTGATGCTGAAATAGAAAAGTATAAATCCAAAAAGGGTCGTGCTTTTTTTTATAAGAAGCCTAAAAGATTAGAAGTGATTGGTGAAAAAAGAATCATGCGATTTGATACTAAAGACAGACAGTTTCAAATTGATGGTGCAACTGGTAAAAGGTTGTATAAAAAAGGTGGCAAGAGAACCACTACACAGGAACACAATATGCTTGTGACTGATCTTGATGTACAAGAGGGTTATAAGTTTAGAAATGTACCTATGAACCAAAGACTAAGGTATTTACTGATAGGTAAAAAATGCTTAAAATTCAGTTATTTAGCAGACTCAGATAGTTTTAAAGTTGAGTTTCCAAAAGCAACAAGGACTCTACTTAAAAATTTATATGCTAAAAACTTTGAGGACTTTGAGCAGAAAGGAGATGTCTAATGGATAGGTGGTGTCAGAATAAAAAATGTCCACAGAAAAAAACACAATCACAAATTCGTGGTAGTAAAGGTAGTAAATATTATCAATCTAATAAAGCTAAACATTATTACTATCATATGTTCTGTGGTCAAAGGTGTATGGATCAATGGTTTAATGTACATTGGCAGACTTGTTTAAATACTGTTGGAGAAATACCTAAACAGGTATTACCTGTTGAAGATGCTTGGTATGTTGAATATGATTATGGCAGACATATCTACTACGATACTGAAAACCGAGAGGATAGATATGCTAATCAAGGTTGGTTTCTAAGAAATAACAATCGTGGCGTTAGACAAATGATAACACAAGAACAAGCACAATCACCAGAGCAAATAGCTAATGGTGGTAATTGGCAAACAATAGATGACGAACAAGCTAAAGAACTAGCCATATCACTTGGCTTGGCTAGTTGACACATCAATCAATATATTATAATATATAGACATCACTCAGACATCTGGGTGGTGTCTTTTTTTTTAACCAACAAAGGAGTACTCATGGAACAAAAAGAGATAAGGCTCAATGCCAATAAGCGTAAGTCTTTAGTTAAAGACTATCGTAGGCATTGTGAAGAACAGGACTCTCACGAGAAAGAGGAGTTCTTACAATCACGAGAAGTATGCAACGATACTATCGAATCTACATTTGCATTAGCAAAAGAAGTAGTGGAGAGAAAGTATGAGTTAGATGATGTTGCTACTCTCAGATCATTACAGAAAAAATATAATACTGTTAATGCCTGTGGCACAGACAGTTGTTTTTATTTTACTGTATTAGATGCAAAAGAAGTAGACCAGTACGGTGATGAAGTAGAAAAGAGAAAACACTTTTCATTTCATTTAGATGGTAGATATACTAATAATAATGGGTATAGTTATCAATCTGGTTCTAGTAGTTCTGGCAAAAATGTTGCCTATGCTTTATATCGTGAAGATATGAAAAAGGTAGGACTTAATCCAGACTGCAACATTGAAGCTGACATTACCTACGACAAGGGAACTGATAGGTATGACAGGCGTAGCAACCCTTGGCTATCTCAATGTCGTAACGACAATGATGCTTGGTTATCTGGCAAACAAGGTGGTACTAATCATTACCAATCTTGGGAAGATAAACATAAACTAAGTGTCATTGGTACAGGTGGGTGTCGTTCACGAGCCATACCTTGTACTGAGTTAGAGTTTGCTAAGTTTGAAATGATGCACCATGCAAAAGAAGATATGGTGTTAAAACATACTAAGTGGATTCAAACTGTTGTCGCAAAGGTTGAAAGGTTTGAACAGGGGATCAAGCAAATGACTAAGTTCTCACAGGTAGAAAAGTTTGCTAGTCATAGTAAAGTGAACTGGAAGATATCCAAAGAGATACTTGCTGATAAGATAGGTATGGATATTGTTGTATCTATTGATGATCTTGCTGATTCTATTGAGGCAATAGGCAAACCAAAAGAAACTAGAGAAGATAAGATTAGGGCTAGAATGCTCTATGAGGCTTCCAAAGTTTCATTACCAAACTAATATAAAAGTGTATGNAGGGGGTATAGTATATACTAACCCCCCCTGCATTGACAGGTAATCATATCATAAAATGGCAGAAAAAACAACGAGTCACATTGACACACGAACTAAAGTTTGCTATCATTGTGATAGTAAAAAAGTAATAATCATCATAAACAAAAAATATTATTGTCCCACTTGTGGGCTATATAAAACAGGAGGAGGATATGCACGAAAAAGCGATAAAGCAATCAGTAAGAAGATCGCCTGAAGAAAAGATAATGATAGGTATTATTCAACAAGCTATGGAAGATGCTTTTAATTTAAGTAGCTCTACAAATATATCTATGGCAGAAATACAACAGGCAAGAAACTGGTTCTATACAAAAGCATGTGAGGATATATGCGATCATTTAAACACAACACAAGATCATGTTAAAAAATTATTTACTAATCTATCAGATAGGTATAAACAAGGTCTAATTACAAGAGACGATTTAAGACGAGCAATAAGAAGATTGGAGTTAAAACTATGATGAATAACTATGATGCAGTAATGATAGCAGAGGGTGCTATTGAAGTTGATGAAGATAAACAGATAGAAGCGTGGCAACACTTAGTAGATACAGGTTTAGCTTGGAGTCTTCAAGGTTGGTTTGGTAGAACTGCAATGGATTTAATTGAACAAGGAATAATAGAAAGAAAAAACAAATGAATATATTTCACTTACACAAAGACCCTAAGATATGTGCCGAGTATCATTGTGACAAGCATGTAGTAAAAATGATATTAGAAACTGCACAGATGTTATCAACTGCATATCGAAAACATTGTGGTGATGATGATAAACTTTATAAGTCTGCATATCCTAAACACCCTATGACAATATGGGTAGGAGAGTCTGTTGAAAATTTTAATTATGCACACTTGCTTGGTAAAGAACTCGGAAAACAATACACAAGAAGATATGGCAAGTTACATAAATCTTCTAATATTATAAATGCTTTTCACAATGGTAGGCTACAAAATGTAGAGGATAGATTTCCATCTCAATATTTTACACCTCCGCCACAATGTATGCCAGACGAATATAAACATAAAAATTATATTACAGCATACAGACAATACTATATTGGTGAAAAGAAAAGATTTGCAAAATATACTGGAGTTGACACACCAGATTTTTTATGCTAATGTAAATAATCAAACAAAGGAAATATCATGACAGTAATAAAAGGTAACTCTCAACACGACTTAAGAACATATGTATTTGAAGATGGGTATACACTTCAGCAAAATATGTTACTTCGTGCATTAAAAATGCAGGCACAACATGGGATACTTATGACTAATCCTAGAGTAACAGGTTATACATCATTTGCAAAAGCAGTGATAGGTAATTTTAAACTAGGAGATAAGACACCTAAGACTTGTAAAAATTTATATAAGTATTTAAAGGAGAAAGGATATTATGAATCAATTGAAAAAATGGACAGTAAAAGACATAGAGAAGAAGATAGGAACACTATCTAATCCTAGTAAGATGCCCTCGTATGCTTGGGGTATATCAGCAAAGCATTGTGTAACAGGTAGTAAATTAGCAAAGATAAAAGGTACGATATGCAATAAATGCTATGCTCTGAAAGGTCACTATGCTTTTAAAAATGTATTTGATGCACATGAAATAAGACGAAAAGCTATAGAACTAAATGAGTGGGTAGACTATATGGTACAATTACTTACATTAAAATATAAAAACCTAGATAAAATTAGAAGATATCATAGGTGGTTTGACTCTGGTGATCTACAATCTTTCAGTCACATGATGAAGATATTTGAGGTATGTGAGCTAACACCACACATAAGATATTGGTTAGCTACAAGAGAGTATCAGTTTATTAAAGACATTAAGGAAGAGGATGTGCCAAAGAATTTATGTTTGCGTGTATCAGCAATAAAAGTAGATAGTCCACCACCTACATTTTGGAAGTGGACTTCTGGTGTACATAAAGATAAAAAAGCAATAGGTAGAGAATGTCCTGCTTACAAACAAGATGGTGAGTGTGGCAGTTGCCGTGCCTGTTGGAGTCGTTCAATAAAACAAGTAAGTTATAAGGAGCATTAATGACAGCATCATATGGATTAGGTATGTTATTAGTTGGTATAATTGCATTAAGTATTGCATCAATAATAGCGTATCATATTATAACAAAAGTAGTAATGAAAAATAAAAAGGAGAAATAATGAGAGAGTATACATTTGAAAGAGTTAGTGGAGATAAAAAAATTATTGAAGCTAGAAGTTTGAAAAAAGCTATAATAAAATATGGTGGTAAACCAGAGGATAATGACGACCATGTGTATGTAACTTGGACAAGTAAAAAGAAAAATGATAGTGAGGCATCTGTTAAATTACCATATGTAACAAGAAAAGAAAGAAAGGGTAGAATCTAATGTACGGAGACGGAATGAGAAAAATACTAGAGAATCATTATAAATGGTGTCTAGCTAATGGTAGAGATATATCATGGTATGGTGAATACAGAAAACAAAGAAATAAAAAATCAACAAAGGTTTATTAGTATGTCATTTGTTTGGAAACATCCAAAGCATTATAAAAAAATAAATAAAGAAAATGACTTGACAAATCAATCAAATGATGATAAGGAAAATCATAATGAAAAAATACAAAATAAGATTAGTAGGACTAGGAATAGAAGCAACAGCAATAGTACCATTCGAAAACGAGCCGACAGTAACTGATATAGAAAATAAAACAGCAGAATATCTAAATCATAATTTAATGAAAATAGAAGATGATGGAAACTTCTATGATCCAAATAGATATACACTTACTTACGAGGAACTAACAGCTTGAATTACAAACAACAGTTAGCAGTCATAGAGGGATTATCAGTACCAAATGATACACAGACCAGAATGGATTGCCCATTCTGTGGTGGTAAAAATACTTTATCAATAGATACGACAGAAAATAAAATAAACTGGTATTGCTTTCATGCTTCCTGTAGTGCTAAAGGTAAAAAACAAGGAGAAAAAAATATGCAGTATGTAGAGAAAGTATTTCATGGCAATAAAGCATTGCATGTGGAAGATATAAATTTTAAGATACCAGATAGTTTTCAGTCAATATATTCAAATGAAAAAGCTATGCGTTGGTTATCCAACAATAACTGTTGGGAGTCTTGGTCTTGGGGTAGAGCAGATTTTAAATATGATGTTAAACAAAATAGAGTTGTGTTCTTAGTTAAGAATAGAATGTCACACAAAATAGTAGGTGCAGTAGGTAGATCATTAAATAAAAATGATTTTCCTAAATGGTTTATGTATGGTAACAAAGATGTTCCATTTAAATGTGGCGAGTGTAATGATGCCGTTATTGTAGAAGATTGTCCATCAGCTTGTGCTGTATCTAATATACTAACAGGTATTGCAATCATGGGTACAAAGTTAAAATCAGTACAGAAGTCTCATTTAAAACCTTACAAGAATTTATATATATGTTTAGATAGAGATGCTACAACGAAAGCATATGACATGGCAAAAGATTTAAGATCATCTGGATTTGAAAATGTAATAGTAAAACCACTAGAAGATGACTTAAAGTACTTTGATACAGAACAAATAAGGGAGATGTTTTATGGACAATAATATGAAAAAAGAAATACTAGATAGTTGGAATAGTTGGAAGTATGATATAGTTGATATGAATAGATCAGAGTGGACACAAAGAGATCAATCCATATTAGATACAATAGAATTATTATTAAGAAAGGAGTATGGAGATGGCGATAAATCTAGATAGAGGACCTGCTGATCTTGAAGAAGTAATTGATAAACAGCAAAAGCAAATTGATTGGCTTAAAAAACAAACTAAGAAAACACAAGATGATAGGATAGCAGAGATCATGGCTTTGTATGCAGAAGTTAAAAGATTAAAAAATGAAAATGAAGATTTAAGATTAAATAAAATTAAATCACAGTATAAAATAGAAAATTTAGAAAAGGAGTTGCATGATAGAAAAGCAAATGATTAGGCTTATGCTTAATAAAAAATTTTATACAGAGTATAAAGGAGTATTATCACCGTCTGTATTTGCAGGAGATATAAGTTCTCTTTATGATACAGTACAAAAAGCACATGAAAAGTATGAAGAGGATATAAAATTAGATGAATTATATTCTTTACACACTACAGTATTTAA